ATGAGAAAAATTCGAATCGCATCAGAGATGGTTAAAGAATTAGCAACTGAATTTAAAACCTCGAAACCGAACGTACATGCGTCATTAGGCTATTATAATAATAGTGAGCTCGCTATGAATATTAGACATCGTGCAAAAGAAAAATTAATTGAGGAGGCAAACGGAATCATTATCGATAAGGAGTTAAACCAATAACTCTAACATGTAATAGCCACTACTTTACCTGACAGTTGTAAGTTAAATTAAGTTTGTCAGATTGTTTGTTTTTTCAATTCCTGCGGGGCTTTTTCAGATGAAAGAAAAAAATGATTCTGATGCAATTTATTCAAGTTTTTTTCATCTGCCAAATATTTGGTATCTAAAAAAGTTTTTAAAGGAGTTTGTCCATAACAAAACTTACCAGAATGGGGTCTGTTTTGATTGTATTCTATAAGCCAAAGGTCAAGGTCTATTTGAAGTTGTTCAATTGAGTTATAAACTTTTTTTCTAAAAGCTATGGCATAAAATTCATTTTGTATAGTTCTATGAAAACGTTCGCAAATACCATTAGTCTGAGGACTTCTAGCTTTGGTTTTAGTATGATCTATGTCTTCAATAGCTAGATAAAGTTGAAAATCGTGATCTTGTGAACCACAATACTCTGTTCCTCTATCGGTAAGTATTCTAAGTAAAGAAACATCTTGTTCTTGATAAAATGGGAGCACTTTATCATTGAGCATATCTGCTGCTACGAGTGAATTTTTTTGGTCGTATAGTTTTGCAAAAGCAACTTTAGAATAAGTGTCTATGAAAGTTTGTTGGTAAATTCTTCCTACTCCTTTAATTGTGCCAACATAATAGGTGTCTTGTGCTCCCAAATAACCTGGATGAGCGGTTTCTATTTCTCCGTGAGCTTCTTTTTCTTCTTTAGCTTTTTCAATGGCTACGACTTGTGATTCAGTAAGAATCAAACCTTCTTTTGCTACTTTTGTCTCTAAGGCTTTTAATCGCTTTTTAAAGGTCTCTAAATCATTACGAAGCCAAATCGAACGAACTCCTCCAGGAGAAAGTACAATGCCTTCTTTACGCAATTCATTACTCACTCTTTGCTGACCTAGAGCTGGATTATCTGTAGCAATGCTTACTACTTTTTGCTCAATGTAGGGTTCAACACGATTTTTAATAATGGGTTTGCTTCGACTTATTTCTTGAAGTGCTAATTCGCCTCCTGTTTCATATAATTCTTGAAAACGATAAAAACTATCACGACTGTAGCCCATAATCCTACAAGCTTCTGATACATTTTTTAATTTGTTTGCTAAGTTTAATAGTCCAATTTTATTACCTATTATTTTTTGATTTGTTGTCATATTTAATCTTTGTTTAAAATTAATACTTTAATTGGTAACTGTCAGATTAAATATTAACTATTACATCTAACATCATAATAAAAACATTAATCAAAAGCGATTTAAAACAATTTTAAACTATGCCTTTTCAATTTTCACATAACGAGATAGCTGTTGAAATGGATGAGCTTGTACCAAGATTTTGGAATACACTAAAATCATTACAAAGCGAACTCCAACGATACAAAGAAAAACCTTTCGGAATAAAGCGTTTACAAGTTGGTGGTAACGGTAGAAAGTTGCTTATAAATTTCGATACTCTTAAACCGGAAATACAGGAAGCAATTGGAGACCCTCGAAAAGTCAATAACCCGTTAGAGCTGTATTTTCAATTTGATGCCGATGCAGTTCGCTACTATTCAACATTTAAAAGAGCCGGAGCGGCCTTAAAAGCGGATGAGCAAGAGCGATATATAATTAATGCAAGCGTTATGCAAGCGGTCATTAAGTTGGAGCAAAAAAGAATCGAAGAGCGTATCAGAATGAGGGGATCACTTCGAGGAATAACTGAGACGTTGATTTATGATGTAGAAAATTTTCAAAACACATTGAAAGTAAAACACGACACAGAGCACACACTTCCAACTTCAAAGCGTTTTAAAGAGGCTTTAAAAAATTTCAAAGAAAGTGGTTACTATTCTCTGATTAAAGACCCTAACGGAACCGCAAAGCAAAATGCTCGCAAAGTAGACGAACGCGTAGAAATGATTTTTAACGCACTTTTTAAGAATCAACTACACAAACCTACCCCGACAGAAGTTGCGCGAAATTACGAGGCGTTTTTGAATGGATACGCACAAGTTTACAATGAGGACACCGGCGAACTATATGACCCAAAAGAGTTTAAGAAACTTTCTCAAGGTACAATTATTAGCTACATCAATAAATGGGAAAACAAAATAGCTACTTATAAAGCAAGAAGCGGAAACCGTCAAGTATATACCGGAGATTTTAGACCTCACCATCAAATGGAGTTACCAAAGCTTGCCGGCTCTATAATTTCAATTGATGACCGCCAACCGCCATTTATTTACAACACAAAAAAAGACAGAGTTTGGTTTTACTTGGGTGTTGACATCGCTTCTCAAGCATTTACAACGTTCGTTTACGGAAAAACCAAAGAGGGAATTATTGTAGAGTTTTATCGCCAAATGGTTCGAAATTATACAGAGTGGGGATTTTGCTTGCCGTATGAGTTAGAGTGTGAAAGCTCACTTAATAGTAGCTTTAAAGATACATTACTTCGTCCAGGTGCAATGTTTCAAGAAGTAAAAATCGAGGCCAACAATGCGAGAGGTAAATACATCGAGAGAATGAACGGGAAACTTCGCTACGAGGTTGAAAAAGACGCTCCGGGGTGGCTTGCACGTCCAACCGCAAAAAGCGAGGCCAATCAGTTAAGCGATGAAAAAAAACAGATTATACCTTTTGATGTTTTGGTAAACGAAAGGTTACTCGAGCTTGAGCAATGGAATAACACCGCCCACCCGGAAGATAAAAATATAAGCCGTTGGGACTACTTTGTAGAAAATCAGAATCCAAACTTAAAACCAACCAATTGGCCGGCCATATTAACCGTAATAGGTCACAAAACAAAGACTTCATGCCAAGCCGGATATATAGCCTTACAGGGTAAAAAAAGAGCCATTGCCGAGAATGGACAAATATTAACCGGAGAGGCTTTAATCGAACAAATGAAAGTCATCGAGGGTAAAGAGTTTGACGTTTATTGGCTTGACGGAAACGACGGCTCTGTGCTTAAAGCTTTGGTTTACTACAAAGACCGCTTAATCTGTGAAGTAATGGAAATGCCTCGATATAACAGAGCAAAAGCCGAACAAACAGAGGCCTGTCTTGAAGCTATAAAATTACAAAGCGCTTACGTTGCTTCGGTTGATGCTTTTGAGAAACGCCAAAGAAACAATATCGATAACATTAACATCATTGACAATACACCTAAAACAGTAAATAACGGATTCAGAATACCAAACCTTAAACGCTTTGAACTAACCGAGGAACCGGTCGAAGTTTTCCAAGAGGAACCTGAGGAGGAATTCGCTTTTATCAATAACAACAATTCACAGCCGAAATGGCGATCTAATTTTAAAATTTAACCCGCACAGATTATGAACTTAACAAATGAATTTAAAAAGAAAGTTGCATCAGCTCTTATAGAAGCTCGAGAAAATTACGGAGGGTCTGATTCTGATTTTGCAAAATCAAAAGGAATTAAACCGGCTATTTATTCACGAATTAAAGGCGGAGAAACTGAGCGCCTGTTATCTGATACCGTTTGGATTACTCTTGGCCGAGAATTACAGGTAAGAGTTTTCGAGGATAATTGGAAAGTTGCCCGCACATCCGTTTATACTGAAATTGAGGACAACCTTAATTTTTGCAAAGAGTTAAGCCGCTCAATGGTATTGGTTGATGACTGCGGAATCGGTAAAACATTTTGTACAAAGCACATCATCCGTAAAATGAAAAACACTTTTTACGTGGATTGCTCTCAATCTAAGTCAAAACAGTTATTTATTAGACTTCTTGCTAAAACTGTGGGTATCGATAATCAAGGTAAATATCACGATGTCCTTTCGAACCTAAAATACTACATAACGACATTAGAAAAACCTCTTATCATTCTTGACGAGGCCGGAGACTTAGACTATTCCGCTTTTGTTGAATTAAAAGGAATTTGGAACGGAACCGACGGCTCTTGCGGTTGGTATATGATGGGAGCCGATGGACTGAGAGCAAAAATAGAAAGGGGAATTAGCGGTAAAAAGGTAGGATACGCCGAAATATTTAGCCGATTTTCTGACGAGTTTATCAAGTTGGTACCAAACGGAAAGGACGACCGCAAAGACTTTTATTCTGAGCTAATAGGAGCCGTGGCCACAGCAAATACCAAAGACCCCTCAAAAGTAAGGCCATTGATTAATAAGTGCATTGGCAAAGAGGCGACACTTAGATATTTAGAAACTCTAATAAAAATAGGAGCGTAAGAATGGCAAGAGCAATTTCAACAAAATCACTTTTAGAAAAAACATACAAAAACTTTGAGTTTGACGGGATTTGGCTTTTGGTTCTTGGTGTTATCGCAAAAGGGGGGTTTTGGTTGATATACGGAAACGAGAAAAACGGTAAAACCCTTTTCGCTCTAAAATTAGCCGAGTATTTAACCAAGTTTGAAAGTGTCCTTTATGTTTCTGCTGAAGAGGGAACCGGTAAAGAGTTTCAAGCGAATGCAGAGAGGGCAAAATTAGACCCCAAAGTTAAAAAACTAAAGTTCATTGAATACATTGATTTGGAAACCTTAAAAATGAAATTAGGTAAGCGACAAAGCCCAAAAATTGTAATAGTAGACAATATAACAGTTTATGTAAACGAACTCAAAAATGGGCAGCTTTATGCGCTAAAAGAGGAGTTCCCAAACACCACTTTTATTTTTATGGCTCATGAAGATAATAAAGAGCCCTATACATCAACGGCTAAACTATGTAAGAAGTTGGCAAAAGTGATCATAAGAGTAGTAGGATTAACCGCTTTTGTTTCTGGGCGTTGTCCGGGTGGCCAAATTGTAGTAGATGAAAAAACAGCAATGTTATATCACGGAAGTCAAATTAAAAACAACTAACAAAATGAATCCAATTTTAGTAAAACTGAATATTTCGCAAGAGGAATACGAAATTAAGATGATGGACATTTATTTACGCTGGTGTATGGACTTTGCCATAAACTACGAAAATGACCTCCAAAAGATTGTTCATAGTGCACCGGTATTTAATTATTTCAAAACCGAGTTTGCTAAGTGTGAGACTGAATTTTTAACCATGATGGGCGCCTACGAAAATGCACAGCAAATTAAGCCTGTAGACATTTGGGCAACTTTCTACCGGTGTATAGTTTCATTGTTTAACAGATACCCTAAAAACCTAATCATTAACGCTAAAAAACCAATCACAATCAGTTATGACATTGCAGCAAATTAAAAACAAAATCAAAGAGCTCGAGTATTGGCTTGAGCATAATCACAGCCACCCAAACAGAACCACAATCGAAAGCGATTTAAGAAGGCTAAGAGAGGAATTAACACAATTAGAAAATGACGGAATTTGAATACACACCGGAAAACATAGAAAGCCGTCTTGACAACCTCTTTTCGGTTTTAATGTACGATACAGAACAAAGTGAGTTATCGGTATGGGAGCGAATGCTTATCAATCAAGAGAGAGCCTCTTTGTTTGATAATCAAAATTTTAACTCCGGTTTTTTAGAATCAAGTCAAACACGAAAATATCAAGTACCGGACGAAATAGAAATCAAAATACAAACCATTTTAAAAATAATTCATTTAACACATTGGGTACCAATGCCCAGAAATCTAATATTTAAGAACTATGAGTAAAATTAATTTATCAGACTTGACGCCGGAGGAAAAAGCGGCATTAAAAAAACAACTGGCGCAAGAGGCTAAACAAGAAAAGGAAAAAAAACAGGCAGATTTAGCTACACTAAAAGAATTGCAGAACAATTTTCTAGAAGAAAATATTGATTTGTTGGTTAACCGTCAAGGAGAAATGGAAGACCTTGTAAATACTTTGTTTGCAAATTTTGGTCATATTATTTCACTAAAAGCCGAGGTGTACGGAACTGAAAGATTAGAGCAAGACAGCCATACTGTTACCAATGCCGACGGAACCGCAAGTATAACAATTGGACAAAATGTAAATATAACATTTGATGGCTCTGAAAGTGCGGGAGTTCAAAAAATAATGGATTATCTAACCGCTATTTCCGGTAATGAAGATAATGAGGACATGAAAAAAATGAGTGAAACCGTAAAGCTACTGCTTAAGCCAAGTTTGAAAACTAAAATGCTTAACCCCGCTAAAATTATTCAATTAAATGCGATGCGAAACACCTACAACTCACCCGAATTTGACGAGGGAATGGATATTATCGTAAACGCTCAAATTCGACAAAAAGGGAGCAGCTACGTAAGCGGTTACAAGTTTGTTCAAATTGGCGATGTACCATCTAAAAAGATTGAATTCAGATTTACAGTATAATCCCGCAAGGCATACGGAGCGGTTCGAGTCCGCTCCGGGAGCTAACTAAAAAAAACAATAAAATGAATAAAAGAGTAAGATTATTTGAATTTACAGAGCTATTACAATGTACAATTTTAAAGAAAATTAGTGAAAAAGAGAAAGACGCTATTGTAGTTACCGTGTATGGTTATACACGTCTTAGAGACCACATTGAATTTAGCTACGAAATTGAGTTTAATAATGAGGAGGATAGGGATTTAACCTTTATGGAAATAACATCGGATTTAATGTTTGAAGACATTAAAAAGATTATTTCAAGTAGTAACATTCCAATTTTAATTTAACCAAATATGGCTAAGCAAACCGAATTTAATAAAGTGTTGGCATTTGACGAATTGATGAAAATAGTACAAGTGCCACAAAATGCTACAATATCGGAAGGTATAAGGGCATTACAAAATGGTCAAGATTATATTCAAAAAATTCATGATTCTGCTTTTGAGCAAGGCTTTGAACATGGATGTGATGCAACTAAAAAAATCGATGAAATATGAAAACACAAACCACTTATCACGAAAGCGAATTAGACAGGGGTAAATGCTCTTGTTGTGGAGAAGTAAACGACTCAATTGTAATTGACGATGGCCGATGCGTTGACTGCATCGAGGAGGAGAAATTTTTCGATGCAACTATGGGAGGATTTGGAATTTTTTTAGACGATGAATAATGACAGCAACTAAACCAATACCAACGTATGACCCAAACGGAGAAATAACCTCATTTCAAATAAAGCGTATACGCCAGTTGTGCGCCTTTGATGAAAAGATAAAAGCACATTGGGTGCTTTGGGTCACGAACGGAGCTTCAAGCTCTTTAAAAGCACTTACACAAAGCCAAGCCGTTTTAATCATTAAAGCGCTCACAGGCCAAGAGGTTGAAAAACCTGCCAAAAAGTCCATAAATGATAATTGGGCTTTGTTTGACAAACATAATGAGCAACACAAATACATTCTTTCGTTGCTTATTCAAATGGGTTGGAGTGTTGAGAATGAACGATACGGAGAGGTTGCCGACATGTACCGTTTATCTGACTGGTTAAAAAGTGAAAAGTCACCAGTCAGAAAAGCACTTACAAAAATGACTCCGATAGAAACGAGTAAAATTATATCGGCTCTTGAAAGTATGAACACAAAACACCATAGCAAATGAGCTATAAAATAACTGAGGAATGCCAGCACGACATCGTTCACGTAAAAGTGGTACAATCTACCACAACCTGCGAAACAACCGTAGAAGTATGTGAATTATGCGGCAAGGAAGTTACAGAACCTAAAACCGATTGCAGATGAAAATAGCAATAATATTCACGCCGGAAACCTTATTGATTGTTTCGGCAACTTTACAGCCCGTATATAATACAAGAGCTCATACGCGTAGAGAAAAGTCAACGTTATCAATTGCATTTGATGTTTCTAAGAAATTGGAAAGTAAGGCCTGTAATTTGAAAGGACAGCAAACAATTTTCAACTCGAAAAAGAAAGTAACGGTACCACTAAAGCACCACGAGGCCGATATGCTTGAGCTTTTACTCATTGACCAAATAAAAACCGTTAATGACGAATTTATTAAAACGAAACTCCAAGGAGTTATTAATCAAATAAATCAAAAATTGGCATAATGGAACAACTAACAACCTACACAGTAAAAAGTAAGACGGATGGTTTTATATGGCTCTTTAAATACAATTTAAACGGCGTTTTTAGAAGCTTTGAAGTACTTGATGGCGAACTATCCCAAAAGCAATATAATTGGCTTTTTAACTCCGGTCAGTTTCCGGGGGTTCAAAGTATGATTGATTCCTGGAGAGAAAAACTAAAGGGAAACTTTGAAATCATAAAAGCGGAGCCAGTTCTTGACTTCGAGGTATTTTGGAAACTGTACCCATATAACCCATTGAGTAAAAAGAAAACCGCAAAAGAGCGGTGGGAAAAACTCAAGGACGCTCAAAAAATAAAAATCCTTATGAAGCTTCCAGAATATAAAAAATTAAAAACCAAAGAGGGCACATCGTTTCCTTATGCGGAGGTATTCATTAAAGGTGGTTGGTGGGATGATTAAAAAACTGATGATATTAGTATCAGGCGGAAGAGCCTCAGCAAGAATGGCATTACATATCCATACAGACCTAAAATATAGTGATTACGAAAAGCTTTATGTTTTCTGCAATACAGGCCAAGAACGACAGGAGACAATAGATTTTTTAAAAGACATAGTGAAATATTGGGGCATTCCATTAAATATAATTGAGGGCGTATATTCATTAGAGCCGGGAATTGGTGTTAAAAGTAAGCTGGTTGATTTTGACACTATGGATATGCGGGGTAGAGTTTTTAGTGAGATGATAGAGCACTTAAATAAAAATAAGTGGACTGGTGTACCAAATTCAGCTATTCCTTATTGCTCAGAGTATTTAAAAACTCGCCCCTCACACCATTTTGCTAAAGAGATTTTTGGAACAACAAAATACATTAAGGCTTTAGGTTATCGAAAAGAGGATATGCCAAAAAGAATTACTCTCGCAGAGCTTAATGAGGATAGCTCAATAATAGCTCCAAATTTAACAGATTTTGAGGTTCCTATTGGTCAGCTTGATTTAAACGTGTTTTTTGAATTTCAACCTTTTAAATTAATGCTTCACTCAAAGTTTAGTAATTGTGAATTGTGTTGGAAAAAATCAATTAAAAATTTGATAGAGGCCATTCAGTATGGCACAAGGTTTATTGATTGGCACCGAGACGAGGAGGCGAAATATGGTAATTACTTTTTTAGAGAAAATATGTCAATTGATGATTTAGTCAGATTAGCAGAAAGCGGGACACAACTTTCTTTGCTTGATAATATAGGAGATAAATGTGTCTGTAATTTTAAATAAATAATTATGTCAAAACACTTCATTAAAGTAACACAAAGTTACTCTACCAAAAACAGAGTACAGGAATTGGTTTTAAACAGCCTTACAATTTTAGATCATACTCTTTCCTCTGACATTGGAGCGGCAAAGAAATTGATTAAAAAGAACTTTAACTCGGGCATTAACTCATACAATGGCAGGGCAAAGCTCCCGGAATTAAGGGAGTACCAACCGGATAACAATACAACCACTTTTATAGTTGAGGATGTTATCATTATACAAGTTTATAAAGTATCAATTGATTTTACACATTAACATTATGCTAAAAATATTTGCAAAGCATCAAACAGATGAAAAAGCGGCAATTTTTTGTAGTCGTGACCAAGTAAGGATAATTATTGAGTCCTTAAATAAACAATACGGTGGGAGCTGGCTTTTGGTTGACGAATGTCTTACCGGTGGCGAAATATTAAAATTTAATGATGGTCAAATTTATAGAGGATTTGAAGCTGATAAACCAAATGATTTTAGGTATTCTAAAGCAATAACAAAGTTTAAATTATGATACTACCATTTAGCGAACAATTAAACGGGAATAAGACATATTTCCCTGAGAAAATACTAACCGGGCTAATAAATAAAAAATTAGCTACTCAGAGCGATGTTTTGGGGACGTTTGTTAAAAAAGACGGATTAGTTAAAACGGTCACAATTAATGCCGGAAATAATATAGTTAATGTGCAGCTTTTAACTAAATACATTTTTGATTTTACAATTATTCACAATGAAAAACTTCATACAATTCGAGAGGATAAAAAAAACCGTTGGCAACCGGGTGTTAACATCGATTTCTTTATAAATGCTCGTAAAAAGAATATGTTTCGCTTCGCTCCAGTTCTGCCGGTGGTTAGCATACAGGACATTGAAATAGTGTATTATCACAATAGGGAATCACTAGTTAATGACTTGCCACAAAACAGGGCGATAATTATTGGTAAAAAGCGGTTAAATAATGATGAAATAAAGACTTTGGCACAAAATGATGGGTTCAATAGTGTAGATGATTTTTTTACGTACTTCAATACTGAATTTAAAGGAAAAATAATCCATTGGACTGATTTAAAATACTAAAGTAATGGAACTAGAAGAGGAACTTAAAATTATTGAGGAGCAACTAGATGAGCTTTTGGCCTGTGGCTCAAATGATGAGAAACTGGTCACTAGAAAACGAGAAATACAAAAACAATTACGGGAATCCGTAAAATAATAATTTACAAACTTTATACTTTTACAAATGAGACTATTTGAAAACCACAGCGATTTAAAAACAATCGAGAAAAGAATGATTTTTTGTCTTGGGACAATTTTTGGTATTTTTCTTTCATTTTTAATTATGACAATTATACACTTTTTCATTTTTTAAATTAGACACGAAAAGGCGAACGACTTTGTACACCGTTCGCCTTTTTTTATTTTTAACTATATTTGAACCATGGGAGACATTTATAAAAAATATATTACATACGAAACAACGGAGGATAAATTACACAATTTAATTTCTGAAATTGGTCGAAAAACGTACGACGTTTTAGAAAATACAGATGGTCGTCGGGAAAACATAAAAATTTTAATGCCGGAATGGCTAAAAGAGTTAATCATTAACTATAACAGGGCTAACGTATCTATAAACCTACAACATAAATCTAATGAGATTTACGGATGTGAAGTATTACCAAATTATCAGAATGAAATTGTAATTTATAATAAATACTTTAATCCAAAACATGAAAGCACTCACTATATTATAATATTGTAAAAATGAAAAAAACGGCATTATTTCTTACACTAATCTTTTGTATTTGTTTAAACGCTCAAGAAGTATCTCCATATTATCCGGCTAAAAATATCGTCAATGACCCGTATAATTTTACAAGCCAGATGACCTATTTTGATATGAACTATATATCAAATAACGTAAGCGAATTTCTTACTTACAGGATGAATATGGTTGTAGAGAAAGACGATGACACAAAACTATCAAAAGACGGCGGTACTTATACTTTAACTTATACTGACAGAATATCGATGTCAGGAAATCAGAGGCTAATAATTAGCTATACCTCGGGGTTGGTTAATGATGTTTATACGATTACTTCAGTAAAAATTACTGGCTCTAAAGAAAGGTTAATTTCTTTCTTTGTTAATTTTTGGCAAACATCAAAAAATTTCAATGCGCCGGCCGGAAATTCAAACGTTTCGTTATTAACTGGCCAAGATGTAGTAAAGTATTATTTTAATAAAGGAAAACCTTATATAACGATTTCAAATTCTACATACAAAAGCATTGACGAATTCAAACAGTTTTTTAGTACTTTAAAAAGTTAACTTTAGGCCTGCCATTTTGGTGGGCTTTTTTTATGCTAAAAAATTCGATTTGTAAGATTTATAACAACTCTTTATATTTGCGGTATGACCGCTAGAAAACAAAGACTTACCGAAAGAAACTCGCAAGTACGTAAACTATTTTACGATATACTTGCTAAAAACCCTAAGTGGAGGGTTGACGCGGTGATTGAGGAGGTAGCAAAAAAAGTGTTTTTATCTAATAGAACGGTCGACGCAATTATTAATTATGAGGGCATTTATAACGATAATAAGATTGCGCCTAAAAGTAACCAAACAGCACTTTTTTAAATCATTTTTAAAAAGCATTTAAAAAAAGTATTATATTTGCTGTATAAATAAGTCTACTACAACTCAGTATAAAAATGCAGTCGAGGTGAAAGCTGAGACAGCCCGAACGACAAAAGCCCCTTTATGGGGCTTTTGTCATTTTAATAGGTCAAGATTTTTAAAGTCTCTTTTTACAATTTGTTCACGGGTTAAATGCGCCGCTTTGCCTTTATACTGAAAAATCATTCCTTTTATTGAGCGACCTCTCTCACTTGTAATTTTACGCTGTAAATTTCTTTTAATTTCGTCAATATCGAAGCCTTTTACTTTGTCTAAATCCCAAACAATATAATAAGGTATTTGCTCCGGGTTAACGGCCTTATTTAGCATTTGTTTTTTCGAACTATCAATTACGCCCCTCATATTATTCAATCCATCAATAGATTTACGGTCGCCCAGGTACTTGTTAAAAATTAAGTATTCCGGGTTTGTTACATCCTGTAAATCGACATGCGTTCTGATCAAGAAATCGATGTTTAACTTTTTAGAGCAAATATCGGCTACTTGGTAGTTTCTTTTTAAATCTTGATAGTCGGCTCCCAAACTAATTTTAACCTTTGAATTTTTAGTATTTATGAGGTTTGTTTCTGACTCTAAAAATTGAGAAACGTTTTGCTTTGCTTCTTTAATTTCTGTTTTTTCTAAACCTCCCAAATACGGGTTTTCTTTGAATATCTTACCGCTGTAGTAAGGGTTATTCTGAAACTCCTTTTTAAATTTAAAGTCCGGTACTTTCTCGCTAGGTTCCTCATCGCTTTGAACAATTCCACAACGGCAACCCCAATCGAATGGAACCGTGTGCGTTTTCCAAAACGGATGATTTATCGGCAATATAATACCGTCTAAAACCTTATGCGAATCTCTTACTCTTGCGTCTCCTGCGGTTACTATTTTAAGGTTTGGATAAAGGTCTGCGTCCGCCTCAAAATCTTGCCATTTTTCGGCCATATTAGCAACTGCTACCGTGTGATGGTATTCGGTTTCTAACCACCTACGATTATAATCAATATTAAGTGCATCGGCCGCCTTTTTAAATTCTGACCAAGGCACAATATTTCCGTCTTTTACAAGTAAAGCCTCTAACTGTTTTCTGAAGCTCGTTTCTTTGAAAGCCGAAAACTGGGCGATATTGTATTTTAGCGAGTGAGCTAAAGCCGGGTCGTACATTTCCGGTTTTGGACTATAACCAATATCTACACCTTTTGCAAGCGTATCATAGTAATGCTGTATCGCTTTTTGTTGGTTTTCCGGGCTTATTCCCCGCTCGTCGAACATTTCCCTTATGTAGTCCTCAAAAAGCCCACTTAAACCGATATTGTCCTCTTTGTTTAGTCGTATTGGCTCATGCTCTCCGCAGCAATGAGTACGATAAAAAAGTTTAAGCAGGCTTAGGCCTTTTTTGAGTTATCCGGCTTTTTGTTGTTTCCGTCTCCTGGTGTCGGCATGGATTCAACTTCTACACCATAAGTCCCCTCGATATAATCCTGTTTTAAGACATACCCATTTGACAATAATTGGCTGTCAATTGCAATTTGTTCTTTAGCGTCTTTGACTTTCTCAATCATAATTTTAGCGTTATCCGGTATTGCATAACCAAGCTTGCGCATTGCCGGAACCAAACGTTTATTAAGAAAAGATAACATTTTCTTTTGGTCGGATTTAATAAGCCTTTTTAATGTGTTTTCGTGTACGGTTCCCTGTGCTTTACTTGCCCCATTTTCGGTTGTCATAGTTTGGTGCAATATCAATTTTGAAAGCTCTGCGTCTAAGGCCTTAATCTTTTGAAAGAATACGTTAAACGAATCGGTTTTACTGTTTTCTTTGATGTCGACCTCAGTACCCATAGGAAAAACGGCATAAGGAGCCGAGCCCATTTCTTCGAGCCAACCGGCCACCTCATTTTTTACAGTTTCCGATTGAGAGGCTATTTTTGCAATTCTGATCGGTATTCCGAAAAGTTCCTCAAACTCGTCCCAACTTCCCCATGAGTGGCGTTTTAAAATTGTATAAACTGCAGCTTTCTCAAATAGACCAATTTTGTTGTAAAATTTAGCGTATAACAGAACGTCGTCAATTTCCGAAATATCAAGCCCTTTAAAGCTATTTATATCGTATAACAATATCTTTTGTCCCGGTACTAAAAGGCTTCTGTCAATTAGCTCAACTTCTTTAATATTTCCTTTCTCAAAATCCTTAATCCAAATAACGGTCTCTCCTCGATAGATAGATTTGTGAGCCTCCTCGAGCACATTATCAAACCACTCCTGGTCTTCAATATATGAGGTTAATTTATCGTCTTTGATTTTATCAATTGCGAAAATATATGTCTCGTTGGTAGTACTTAAAGTTCTATCCTCACTAATACCCGTTAAATGCCCGTCAAGCTCTACGTCGTCGTAAACTTCCTGCATTGGCCAGTTTCTTGGTATTTCTGAATTGTAATAGGCATATCTACCGGACTGCCAGTCATTAATCTCTTTACGCCAAAGTCTTCTTTGACGACGAATAACATCGACCATTAAACTGGTGACCTTTTCAATATTATGGGCATCACCACCCGAAAGGCTTACTTTTTTACCTATTGCGTTACCAGATAAATTGACGGTGTTTTTTGAAGCTTTTACAACCGATTTCTGTGCTGTGTTTTTAAATCTTTTATGTGACATATTATCGTAATATTTTATCTAATTCCTTTTGAATCTTTTTAGCAATTTGCTTGTTTAGATATTCTGATTTTCCCATAAATTGACGTTTAGGCATTCCGTCTAATCCCTCATTATGGCGTTGGGCATATCCTTTGTAAGTGTAAAAGTTTACGGTTTTGCTCCCTAAGCTAACACGGTACCGGAATGAGCTTTTTAGCTTGTCACCTCCAGTTGCATGACCGACTAATATTGCGCGGTCTTTGTTTTTGCTCCCGTATCGGTTAAGACTTCCGGCTTTTCCTCTCCGATTACTTCTATACCGAGTAATATCTCGGCCGTAGCGGTCTTCGGTTTTTCGTTCCTCCCATTTATCGGTTCCTACGTCGGTAAACCCCTCATCCCTAAAATTCTTTTGAATGAAGTTTAAACCTTCAACCCCAATTATTCGCAACGCTTTATCGGGTATCTCTTTTGCCGCCTGATTTAACAGGTTTTGCAATTCAGATAAATCGGCCATTAAAAGTGATTTGTGTAATTTTTTCGACCGCCTAATTTCATAAACGTTGCCGGGGTGTCGGGAGTTCCATCCCCGTCGGTGTCATTTATTCTAATTGGTAAAGGCGGTTTGATTTTTCCCTCCGAAACTTTTTCAAGCCATAGCATGGCCTCGTCGTATCGAGTTTTCGCAACCTCGTTAAATATCTTTGTTCGGCGGGTATAAATCTCGTGAATAACAATTCCTTTTAGGTGCTTTAAAACTGTTAAATTACGTGCCTCATCAACCGCCGAAAATATTGCTTCAGTATTATAATATTGGTACAAATAGCCCGACATTAAATCGATACTTTCGTCGATTATATTGGTTACGATAGTGCCGTCGTTATTGATTATTTTGTTAATGATTTCCTCCGTTGCAACGGTTTTTAATTCCTCTTTTGCTAAAAACATAATTCTAAGGATTTGTCGGGTTTATACTTATTTTTTTTGAACTGTATTTTGGGTTTACGCGTCTGTAAATATTAGTTGTAAATGACAGCGTATAGGTCATAACTCCGCTTTCGTCTCCGGAGCTTTCCTCACTTAGCTCTAATACATTGAAATAATCGCCCTCTAAAAATTGTAAGCTCTCGACAATTTTATCGATTAAATCAACCTCAGTTAAGCCGTGTTCGTCGTCTGCGGTTCCGGCGTGTTGGTCTTGCCACCCATCTTTACAATAAAGAGTAACTTCTACATTGCAATAACCCTCTTGTTTGTTTTCGACCATACTTTCCCAACGTATTGATGCGATATTAATTAAGGCGGCCGTCCAAAGGGTACCGTAGCTCATTTCCGGGTTAGAAAATTGTTTGCGTTGCAAATCTACAAGCTCGAGCTCTGGAACGTTATCGGTTAAAGCCTGTTTAACCTTTATAAAAAGTTCTTTTCTTGGTGTCATACTCTACGTTTTGTTTTTCTCGCTCCTATAACAGGCCTTGCATTGTTTCCGCTGTCTTGTGAATAGCCAAAATAATTTCTACCCAAACGAACTGCATTTTCTAATGTGTCAGGAAAGTCATCGTGTGCTTTCGTTCCTTTCTCAAAAGACAATATTTGCTCCTCGGCACTTTGCCAGTCGGATGTGTCTTTTAGATTTTTATTTATGGTTAGAAGTTTATTAAAAAAGACATCGGTAAGCGTTGCCTCGATTCTAATGTGCTTATCTGAATTTGTGTGATTAGGCAAAGGGACTGACGCATATTTTTCACGCTCTGCTGTCGATAGCCATGCCGTTGAAAATACTGCCGCCTGTGAAACTGTGGCGTCATAAAATGACAAAACCGAAACCCCCCTTGAGGTATATTCTCGCATTTTAGCAAAATGCCATTCCATGGCCTCCGGCAAATCACATTGACGACAAAAAACATCTAATAAATAGGCTTTTCCACTTTTGAAACCAACAATAGCACAGGCCTTGAAATCTCCATTTCTTGTATAAGATAAATCCCAATGAGCTATAAGCCCGTCCCAAATAATATCATTAGGGATATCGGCGTATTTAAGCCACTCGGCTTTAAATAATTTACCTTTTTCGATAGGGTTGTTATAATCCTCCCTTTGTGATGTATAGTAGTCTGTTTTTTTGTTGATCTGAATTACATCTTTTTTGCTAAGCCTTTCTTTCCATGTTGGATTACCATTCTCATCAGATAAGTTGATGATAGACTCATCAAAATGAATTGATTTTTTAAAGGCCTCTTTAATTCCGTCGAGTATTCCGTTTTTAACTATGTAGTTATTTGGAACAATTAAACGACCGCGTCTTAAATGAAAAGCTTTCCCTAAATCTCCGGTAATTTTTTCGACATTCTCGCGAGTTAATTCTAGGTTCTTGGCTTGTTTTCTGTCCTCACAGTCGTCGACTGACGCAAAATCGATACGATTAGCCCCCGACCTTAAACCCCTGAAAGGTTGATTTAGCCCAAGCGCTTTAAACTTCTTATTATCGGTCGTATCAAACTCGCCATCTGCCCAACTCCCGTAACTCATTTGCACACCAAAATCTTTGATATATCTCTCATTAAATTGTAAATGTTGCTGTAAATCTGATAGGAGTATTTTTGCTAAGTTTTCATTTTTACCAATTAGTACCCCGAAAAAAAGCTCATCATTTTGCTTAAGATGACACATATTTCCAACATTAGTATGAATTGATTTTGCGCTACCTCGATACCACTTTCTTAATTGTACTATAAAAGGGTCTTGGAATACTTTCTCGTAAGTGTATTGGTGGAAATCGGCACAAGGAGCATCGGCCAAAGAAAACGCCACACCAACGCCAAAATAATAATCAAAGAATTTAGTATAATTTTCGGGCTTAAGTAAATAAGCAATTCTCTCCTCTTGCTCCTCTGTAGTCTCTTTGACTATTGAGTTGTAAGTAAGTTCCTGTATTTGCTTTGACTTCATTTTGAAGTTTTCTAAAGCCGTTTTAAATTCGGTTGCGGTCATTATATTAATGTTTCGATGTAACTATCCTGTAATGTTCTAACAGTTTTTAAAATCTCAAGGTTTTTATCTCTTTTTGCGCCTTTAGATTTGGCTACTATGTCAGTAAACCAATCAACAAAACTGTCGAAAGCCTCCATTGAGTAAACTGCTTTTTTCTTATTGTCGTCCATTTTTTCCCAAGCCGCTGCCAACTTTGAAATGTCATCAGGTTTGTAGGGCATTTGTTTACCTATTTTAATGGCGGCAATATTCGAGCGAATCATCTTTTTAATTTCATTCGGGGAGATATTTTGCAGGCTTTTTTCCTCGTCCCAATTTTGAGATTTTTTCCAAGCTGTTAATGTTTTTACACCAACTCGAATTGTTTCCATTTCGGAGATAGATTGCAAAGAGTATCCACGAATATAAAGGCCTAAAGCATCCTGCATTTTCTTATCACGCTCCGAGTTTTTTAGCCTCCCTGTACTGATGTTGTTTTCGTGAGTTTCCTCAACAATCGGCTTTGATTTTTTACTTGTAGTTTCCATCGATGTTTAAAATTCCGTTTTCTTCAAATTTGATATTGTTGATTTTCATACCGTCGTATTCGAGGTTCTTTTTGGCCTCAATTAAAACACTCATATAATCGTCGTCGTCAAGCATTTGAATAATGCCGACACCAAGCTCTGGGAATTCCCTAAACTCCCCTTTGTTGGCAAGTAATATTTGCTCCTGATGCTGATTGTCAGAATACCCGATTTCTACGTCTCCATTCTTGAAACTCAAATCGCCGTTAGTGTCTAAAAGTATGTCTCTCATAGAGCAAAATTCGACTTTCAATAGCTGCTATAAAATTTCAATTCCAACGGTTGTGCAAAAAACAAACAAGCCTTGTATTTAAAGGGTACAAGGCTTGGAACTCGATTTTTTTTTACTCTCAAATCGACACAATTTTGCCTCGACATTCAATCAGAATGATAGAAAACCACTACTTAAAAAATGACTTACGATTTTATTATTAACACCGAAAATGTAAACGAATACTACTACCGTGTTTTAACGGCGGGAATCGATTTCGAGCAATATATGCGCAACCCAGTTGTATTGTTTATGCACGAGCGTGAATACGACAAAGACGACGATAATAAAGGAAGCGCCGTAATAGGCCGTTGTGTTAAACTTTGGACACGAGGCACCGAATTAATCGCCACCATTGAGTTTGATATGGCCGACGAATTCGCGGCAAAAATTGCGGGTAAAGTTGAGCGCGGTTTTATCCGAATGGCCTCAATGTTCGCCGATGTAAAATCTACCTCTTCAGAGCCGGAGCTTATCCTCCCCGGACAAATTTTTGAAACTGTAACGACCTGTAAGTTGGTTGAGATTTCAGTTGTAGAAATCGGCGGTAACGACGACGCCCTAAAACTTTCTAAAAAGCACATGGAGCAAGTAAAACTTAAAAAAATTAATTCAGAAAACAATTCAGATATGTCACATTTAAAAACCATTGCATTAGCATTAGGCCTTTCGGCAGAAACACCGGAGGAGACAGTTTTAAAGGAAGTTCAATCCCTTAGACTGGCAAAAGAAACGGCAGAACAAAAAGCGGCCGGATTAGAAGTACAATTAAAAGGGATTCAAACAGCAGAGGCCACAGCTTTAGTAGATAAAGCCGTGACTTTAGGATTAATTCCTGAGGCTTTAAAAGATAGCTCTTTAAAATCTTTTGAATTTGACCACGCTGGGCAAAAAGCTATTCTTTCAAAATTAATTGAAGAAAAGGAGGCTGACGGTTCACAATCGGAAACCCACCAAGCAGTTAGAGAGGTTGTTCTCGGTAAAAAAGGGAATCAAGCACCCGCTGTCGAAACTTTCGACTACCTACAAAAACACGATCCTGTGAAACTCGGAAAAATCCGAAGTGAAAACCCCGCACAATATGCACAGTTAGCCAAAGATTATGCGGCCGGAGTAAGACACCAAGAGAGTAAATAATCATCAAAAACCATAAAAAAACAGTATAAAAATGGCATTACAAAAAGAAGTTTGGGAAGCGGGTATTAAGGAAAATCCTATCCCTAATAATAGCTTTGTTTTTGCATCTACGGATAAATCCGAGTTTGTAGAAAACAACAAAATTCACCTTGCAGAAGCGGGTATCGAGCCGGACGTGCACGAAAACTATTTTGCGGGTAGCGAAACGGATTTACCGTTAGCATCTATTACTGACATTCCTAACGAGGTTGTGTTGAATACTTATTCAACTGACAGAACTCGCCACAGAGATTTACAAGAGTGCGAATTACAGTACAACAAACGTATGTCAATTTTAAATAGACATAAAAATGCGTTGGCTAAAAATTTAGGTGTTAGAGCGGCATTCGCTTGGACTCCAGCGGCAACAAATGCTTATAATAAAGTAATCACTTTGGGTGCCGGTTCAATCCTTGACGCAATCATTGACTTGCAGGCATTTTATGCAGAATTGGACAAAACAGAAGGATTAAATATCTGTTTAACTCCAAAAGATATGGCTAAAATCAGAAAAGAAAATAAAGTTCTTTATAAAGAGATTTTAGCCGAAGGGACTATTTACGGGTTTAAAGTTTTCCAATATACTAAAAACCCATTATTTACTTCTGAGGGTGTTAAAAAACCTTTTGGCTCAGTTAAAGAGGCAGGAGATTTACAGGCCTCATTTACTTGGGCAACTGACGAAACATTCCGTTGTTTTGGAGACGTTAAAATGTATGAAACATTAGCTACTGCCGCTTCGCAAGCTGACGAGATGTCTTTTGCACAACGCGCTCTTGTTGGAAATATCCGTGCAACTACCCCTAAATATTTAGGCGCAATCATTTCTTAAGATGAGTAATAAAGATAACAAAAAAGCCTCCGAAAAAAAGGAGGCTTTAAGAGAAAAGGCGATAAACTTTTTTAAAGAAAACCCAACAGCTCCCGCAGTTTATGGAACGATAGACGGTTTTCTTTTTACACATAAAAAGTTTGCCGAAAATCACGCGGTTACATTAGAGGGGCAGGAAGTTATCAATTTCAAAAACCCTAATGACATTGACGTCGAGACTGAAGAATTAGAAACGCAAACCGAGGAATAATAAGCATGAGAATTATAAAATATTTAGCCGTGCATTGCACCGCCACGGCACAGAGTGCAACCGTTGAAAACATTAAAAATTATTGGCGTGAACATCTTGGATGGCAAATGCCCGGCTATCATTTTATAATAATGCCAAACGGGACTGTGGTTCCATTATTGCCAATTGAGGAGGTTTCCAACGGCGTGAAAGGCTTTAATAGTGTATCTATCAATATCTCTTATATAGGAGGTGTTGACGCAAAAGGAAAGCCAAAAGACAATAGAACCGAGGCACAAAAGGCGAGCTTATTAAAACTACTCAAGGACTTAAAAAAGAAATTTCCAACCGCGATAATTCAAGGACATCGTGATTTTCCAAATGTAAAAAAAGCATGTCCAAGTTTTGACGCTAAAAACGAATATAAAGATGTATAAGAAAACGCTCTTGTTATTAGTGTTTTGTTTTAGTTGTTTGTTGATTTCCTGTCGAACCACACGGCAGGAAATTCAAAAAACGGACAGCCAAACAAAGGTTACGACTGAGAAATCGATAACCTATAAAGACACAACATTGGTTGCGCCAAAAGCTGAAACGAGTATAAAGATTCCGCTTAGTGAATTGGGCTTTAAAAATGATTTAAAGACCATTTCAAAGCCGATTAATTACTCTCAGAAAAACGGGCAGGCCAAAGTAAAAATTAAGATTGTGCACGACACGATTTACGCTACGGCAACCTGCGACAGTTTGGCTATTAGGGCTCAAATAAAAAGCGAGCTAACCAAAGAAATGCTTAAAGAAAGTAAAAGCGACACCGCCTCTGAAAAGTCAAAAACGGGCTACTCCTTTTTTGATTTGATTTGGGCTTTTGTCATCGGATTTGGGATTTGTTATTTACTTAAAACTTTCAAAATACTATGAATTTACCAAATATAAGATTTAACATCTCAAAGAATGGTTTGGGGTTAGCTACTGCCGAAATCCAAAAGATTCCGGGAATAGTTTTAACTGGTGTAACCGTGTCCGGTGCTAACAAAGTTACTACCGGAGTGGCTTATCAAATTTTCTCTCTTGAGGAGGCTGAAAATTTAGGAATTGAGGCCACAGGAGCCAACGCTTTTGCTCATAAGCATTTAGCGGCATTTTACGAAAAGACTGGTAAAGGTGCCGAGCTTTGGTTTATGGTGGTTCCGGCAGTTGTTACATTAACAGAAATGGCCGACTTGACAAACCCATACGCTAAAAAGCTATTGTCAGACGCAAAAGGTAAAATTAGAGTTTTAGGTTTTGTTAAAAAATCAGGCTCTGGAGAAACTATTACTGAAGGTTTAGATGCTGATGTACATACGGCAGCTGTTAAAGCTCAAGAGTTGGCCAATGATTTTGCCGATAGATATTTCCCGGTTCGTACAATTATCTCAGGGAATAAGTTCTCGGGAGTTGTAGCCGATTTGAAAGATTATGCAACTACAGAGCTAAATCGAGTGTCAATTCTATTGGCTAATAATGACGGTTCAAAAGAGGCGTCTATTGGGATGTATTTAGGCCGTACGGCTACTATTCCAAGTCAGAGAAAAGTATCTCGAGTAAAAGACGGTGCTGTTGAGCCACTTGCCGCCTATTTTACTAGCGGCGACACAGTTGAATCACTAGACACGGCTTGGGACGCCATTGCAAATAAAAACTACATCTTTTTAAGAGGCTTTGCAAATCGTTCGGGCTATTGGTTTACAGGAGACCAAACTTTGACACTTCCAACGGATGACTTTAGAATTCAATCTCGTGGGCTAGTAATGGACGAGGCCGTTCTTATCGCTTACGACACAATGGTTGAGGAGTTATCGGACGAAATTCCGGTAACTGAGTTAGGAACCGTACACCCGGCAATTATTAAAGGTTGGCAAAATAAAATCGAAAAGAACCTTAATCGAAATATGGTTCAAGTAGGTAAGCTATCTGCCGTTAAGGCTTTCATTGACCAAAACCAAGACGTTTTGACATCTGATAACTTAGATATCGATTTACAATTATTGCCAGTTGGATACAGTGATTTTATCACAATAAAAATCGGATTCACAACAAAATTAGATTAAGATGGCAGAAACTACAAGTAGTAAGCAATACGGTTGGAATGACATGTCAATAGCCGCCGGAGGTAGAATTTATGAGGGAGTTACAGAAATTGAAGTTACCCGAAAGCAGGAAAAAGAAGTCTTAAGAGGCAGAGGCTCAAAAGGGCATAGCATTTTAAGAGGAAACGAATCGGTAGAGGGAAAATTTACAATTTGGCAAAGTGATTTTGAGGCAATGGTTAAAGACGCTCCAGATAACGATGTTCTAAAAATGAATTTCGATTTGATTTGGACTTTTGCCGCTTCAGCTTCAGACCCAACTGTAACTGATGTAATTGTTTCGTGTGAAATCACCGAATATAAAAAAGGAGCAAAACAAGGTGATAAGAATATGCTTATCGAGCTTCCTTTCATAGCCCTTACGGTTAAGCACCAACAATAATAAAATTTTAAACAGATCATAACCTAAAAAACCGCCTTAGCTAGAGCGGGCGGTTTTTTTAAAATAACAACAAAATGGCTAATCAAAAACAAATTAACGAGTGGAAAGAAAAATACGGAGGAGTTTATGAACTTCCTGTAGAAGATAAAACGGCTTACTTAAGAGAGCCAAAAATGACAGATTTTAAACGCGCATTTACAGCATTACAAGAAAGCGAAGTCGGATTCGGAGAGGCGTTGTTAACATCATTATTTATTGGCGGAGATGAGGAAATAAAAACGGATGATGATTATTTCTTTCCGGCTCGTAAACAGCTAAAAGAATTCTTTATCTATGACGATGCCGAAATAATTCAAGAGGGTAATGTTTCAGTTATTGTTATTGGAGAGGCAAAATGTAAAGTGAGAGTTATTGGCCGCGAAGACATTAAAATTGCCGAAAAGAAAAATCCATCGGGGAAACCTTTCGTTACACAAGAAAAACTATTTGAGCGTGTTTGTTTAGAGAAAGATGATGCCTTTAACGATAAAGAAAATGCATCTATCCGTTTTCCACTTTATCAAGCAATTGAAAAGCTACAAAACAAAAAAGTAGCAACCATAAAAAAGCTTTAAAGGAGGCCGTCATCGACCAAGATGACGCCTCGGCTTTCAAGTTGGCCGAGCATGTCAATTTTAGACTATATGACGCCTACTTAAAGTACTATTTACATATTCCAGAACCGAACTTATTAAGCGACGAGGACTGGGCGGAAGAAATTCAAAATTTACATTACATCAGAACCAACGAGAAAGAAAGTTCTCAACCACAAACTTAAAAATGAACGCATACGAATTTATTGTAAAAATGAAAGACATGGCGAGCTCCTCACTTCAAAAGGTGGCGGCGTCAGTTGGCGTTACAAAAAATAAGATTGATGGTATGGACACCTCAATGAAAAAAGTTGAGAAAACTTCCAGCAGCTTAGGCAATACAATGAGTAAGTTAAAAAGCCAAATCGCCGCGGTTTTTGCAGTTGCCGCCATTTGGTCATTTACAAATAAAGTAGTCGACGCCAGGGCGGAATATGAAAAGTTTAATGCTGTGCTTACCAATACATTCCAATCGGATAAAGTTGGAGCCGCAGCGCTCAATATGTTAACCGATTTCGCTGCGCATACCCCATTTCAGTTAAACGAATTAACCGGGTCATTTGTTAAGTTGGTAAATAGGGGGTTTAACCCTACCATGAACGAAATGACAAAGCTTGGAGATTTAGCAAGCTCACAAGGTAAAAGTTTCGACCAACTTACAGAGGCTATGCTCGATGCACAAACTGGAGAGTTTGAAAGGCTAAAAGAGTTTGGTATTAAAGCTTCAAAAAGTGGTGACAAAGTAACCCTTTCGTTTAAGGGAGTAACCAAAGAAGTTAAAAACAATGAGTCGGCAATTCGAGACGCCTTGATGCAATACGGACAAATGACAGGAGTTGCCGGCTCTATGGAAGCTATATCTCAAACTTTGGGCGGTAAAATTTCAAATTTGGGTGATCAATGGAATAGCTTTTTAGTTGCCGTTGGCGGGGAGTCTGGCGGAATATTCACGGCGGTCATTTCAATACTGAGTGCGGGTCTCGGGTTCCTGACGGAATACCTGCCTTATATCTCTGAATGGTTTAATATTCTTTGGACAATGATTGAACCGGTAGTTCTCGCCCTGGGCGAACTAGTAAAAGCCGTTTTCGGATTTACGGACGCCGGTAACGCAATGCAATCCTTTGGGGATATTATGACATGGGTTTTGGTGGGGCTTGATTGGTTAACCACAGGATTAGTTACAGTTATCGGATGGTTAATGCCATTTTCAGATTACATATATGCCGGTGTAATTGCTTGGGCGGCTCTTAATTTAGTTTTTGCGATATCTCCTTTAGGTTGGATTGTCATGGGAATTATGGCCATAATTATGGCCATTGGAATGATTGTAAAATACACAAGTGGTTGGGGAGAAAGTTGGAGGCATACCGTTAACGGGGCTAAATTCTTGTGGCAGGCTTATACTGATTATGTCAAAGCAAACTTTAACACTCTTGTAAATGTTTTAATGATTGGTATCGACAAAATCAAACTGGGTTGGTATAAGTTTAAGGATGCGGTTGGTATGGGTGACAGCTCCGAAAATCAAAAGATGATTGCTCAAATCAACGGCGATGTAGAGGCTCGTAAAAAGTCAATATCTGACGGTTACAAGAAAATGATTGACTCGGCCAAAAATGCTAAAAATGAATTTAGCCAAGTAGGTATAAAAGTCGATACTGAAGGAATTAAAAAAGACTTTGCCGGTATAAAAAACAAGTTCAACGGACTTGGCCAAAAAGATAATAGCACGGCCGCCTATGATGACTATTTAAGTAAGCAGAAAGGAGCCGGAAAAGATAAAGCCGGAGCCGGAAAAGATAAAAAGGAAAAAGATTCTATTGTTTCCGGTGGCTCTAAAATAACCCACATAACAATTAACATCGAGAAGCTCCAAGACGATACAAAGATTTATGTAGAAAGCACTGAGCGCGGGTTAAATAATTTGGGTGAGAAAGTTCAAGAAATGTTACTAAGGGCTGTTAACAGCGTAAACCAAATGCAAACAGGATAATGGCAGATATCGATTTAAGACAATTAACGGCTAAGATACTTTTTGACTATGTCGGACCTGCATTCCCGGAATGGTGGAAAAAGAATAAGAAATTTTTTGAGCTACCAGATTTAAGAGGTATCAACTCAGAGCAAGTAAAAGGCGGTAAATACTTTATGCAATTAAAGTTGTCGTATAAAGGTCAAATTTTCGAGTTACCTAACGAGCCTTTAATTTCCATCGGGTTGGCCAAAACAATTGTAAAAACGGCCACAGTTGGAAAACAGCGTAAAGGCTCGGTAAAAGAATATATATGTACTGAAGACAGTACAATTACGATTAAAGGGGTTTGCGTGAATGTTGAGGAGCCGGAACTATATCCGGCTGAACAAGTGGCATTATTGAAAGAACTATTTGATATAAACGACGCTCTCGAGGTTGAATCTAATGCTTTTTTTGAATTATTCGGGGTTAGAAAGTTAGTAATTGAGGACATGAAGTTTGACGAAATGGTCGGAGAATCCGGTTTACAGAGTTACACAATTTCCGCGGTAGATGATCAGGATTTTTATGCTGATTTAAACGAAAAGGATACACAGAAAAATAATTTGTTAGGCTAATGTTTATACTTGAAAGTAAGGTCGAAATTGGAGATTATACATTTAACTCCATACACGAAATAGAGATAACCAAATCTGTTGAGGATATGAGCGACACGGCCGTTATCAAGTTGCCAACCAAATTCAAAGTAAAACAAAATGGAGAGCAAAAATTTACTGAAAATGCCATTAAAGTAGGCGATAAAGTTTCAATCACTTTAGGCTATGAGGATAAATATTCCGGGGTTGAGTTTAACGGATATGTAACCAAGGTAAGTCCAAAAATACCACTCGAAATACATTGCGAGGATTCCCTTTGGTTACTTAGACGTAAGAACATTACCAAGAGTTGGGAAAGCACAACAATGAAAGAAATTTTAAAGGAGGTTGTAAAAGATACTCCGGTAAAATTGGCCGACAATATTCCGGACGTGAAACTCGAAAAGTGGATTATCAAAAACGCTAACGGGGCGCAAGTTCTCGAGAGCTTAAAAAAAGACTTATTGATGTCTGTTTTTATAAACGATTCCGGGAAACTGTATTGCGGGTTACAGCAACTCACAAACGTAGGCGAGACGGTTGTTTATGATTTGAATTACAACTTAGTTGAGAATAACCTCGAGTTTAAAACTAAAGAGGACAGAAAAATCAAGATTAAGTATACGTACATAGACAAAGAAAATAAGCGCAAGAGTATCGAAGTTGGTGACCCAGATGGGGAACAAAGAACTTACCATACTTCGGTTATTTCTGACACAAAAAAATTGGAGGAAATGGCAAAGGCCGAAATCGAGAAGCTAAAGTATGACGGTTTCGAGGGGGACATTACTAGTTTTTTAATTCCATTCGCCACCAGGGGAATGAAAGCCAAAATTTTAGACAGTGAGCACCCGAATCGTGAGGGAAATTATTTTATTAAAAAAGTGGTTACAACTTTCGGAACTAGCGGAGCTAGGCGAAAGGTAACAATAGGTAACAAACTATAATGGAAAAAGAATTACAAGACGCATTTAGAAGACTTAAACAGAGGGACGTTGATACATTCCCAGTTGAAGTTGTTTCGGTTGACAAATCCGCGGGAACTTGTAAAGTTAAGGACGACGACATCGAATATACAAACGTAAGATTATCGTCAATTATTAAGCCAAACGGCAAAGCTTTTTTCTTGTTTCCAAAGGTTGGCAGCTCCGTTTTAGTTTCTCCAATTAATGAGGATTTAAAGCAGCTATATGTCGAGGCTTATTCAGAGGTAGAAAGTTTAGATTTCAATATTGAGAAATCACAATTATTTATAGACAAAGACAAATTTTTGTTTAAGCGTGATAATGTAGAGTTTGAAATTGACCAAGCGGGTTTTCTTCTAAAAAAAGAAAATGAAACTCTTAAAAAAATAATGGCCGATTTAGTAAAGGAAATTAGAGCAATGAAGTTTACAACGAATACAGGTTCAACAATACTTTTAGTTAATGACCCACAATTTGCGGCCGTAGAAAGTAGAATTAATCAATTTTTAAAATGAGTTTAAAATGGCTTTAAGCGAAACAAGATTAGCAAACAAGATAATCGCCGTAATGGACGAATGTCAGCAAGAAACGACCGACCCAAACCAGTCTAAAGTAAATTTTGCAAACAAACTGGCTAAAGCGATTGTAGAAGAAATTAAACAGGCAAAAATAAATTATACGACTGGTTTAGTTGCGCCTCCAGGAGGCGGAGCGGTTACCGGGAACCTAAATAGCATAACAATTACTTAAAAATGAGTTTAACTTTTATTACGGCACTTATAGCGTCAATGGGCGGTACTGGAATTTTTACATTTTTATTTACTCGAAGTAAATATAAAGTAGATGTATTACAGGCCAAAGAGAATGCAGAAAGCACATCTATTGATAACGATATTAAACGCTCTAACCAATATAAAAACATGTTGGACGATTTAGAGGTACGCTATGAAAAGAAATATCAAGAATTTGAAAACATTATGCACCGAAAGGTACAGATTTTAGAGGAGGAGATAAAAATGCGAGACCGAAAAATAAAACTTCTTGAGAGAGAAATTGCGGAATTAAAACAAGAAAATAAACAGCTCAAAAATGCAAAAAACAGTACTACATAATCAAAGCCTTATCGATTTCACTTTGCATCATTGCGGAACGTTGGACGGTATTATGGCAATGGCCGTAGAAAACAATATCAGTATTACTGAAATTCTTACCCCCGGACAGGTTCTTACGATTCCAAATGAAATCATAAAGGATATTGATATAGTAGGCTTTTATGAGACAAAACGAGTAATACCCGCAAGCGGGTTTAATACATTGGAAAATGAGGCTTTACAAAATATGTTTGCTTATGAGTTCCCAATAATTTTATAAGAATGGCACGATCAATAAAAGAAATTCAAAAAACAATTTTAGAGGCAAAAGACCAAGCGGTTGAGCTTTCTACATTGGAAATATTAACCGATGAGGAGATAACATTAATCGATGTAGACAGCACCTCTAAGGCCGCTAATTGGCGTTTATGGGTTTGGATTTACGCTTTTGCACAATTCATACAGGAGCAATATTGGGACACATTCAAGAAAGAAATGGAAAAGCGAATCGCGGAAACAAGAATACACACCCCAAAATGGTACCGCGAGAAAGCTCTCGATTTTATGTTTGGTGTTCCCCTGGTACCGGAAACTGATTATTATGATTTATCGGGTTTGACCGATGCCCAAATAAAAGCGGCTAAAATTGTAAGTAATGCCGCAACTGTAAGAATTGTGCAAAATGGATACGGAACATTAAGGCTAAAAGTAGTTAGAACGGTTAACGGCGAATACGCACCACTATTACCTGAGCAAATTAACGCCCTTGATATTTATTTTAATAAGAATGTGGCCGATGCAGGAACTGTAGTAAATGTAACATCGGGAAACGCTGATTTGTTGAAACTTAAAATTGATATTTATTATGACCCATTAGTTATGGCAGCGGATGGCTCAAGGTTGGACGGAACTGAACAAACGCCAGTAATAAATCAAATAAAGAATTATTTAAAATCTATTGACTTTCAAAACGGGAAACTTGTTTTGACTTATTTGGTGGATAAGCTACAAGAGGTACCAGGAGTAATATTGCCAGTTATAAAAGAGGCCTTTTCAAAATATGGTGATTATGATTATACAACCCCTGATATTCAAAACTTGGGGGCTATAAATGAAATAAGAATTGCCGACTCTGGATATATGAAATTAGACGAACTAAACTTGTTAATTAACTATATACCGTACTCTGAAAATGGATAAAGCTTATAGCATAGACTGGCGAAACTATATCATTATTAACCTCCGGTCGAGTATTCGAAAGTTTAAATACATAAAGCTTTTTGAGGCCTTTTTAAGACCAGTCGTTTGGCTGCACCTCGAATTTTTGGAGTTTAGAAGGCAAGCTCTTTATAAGTTGAGCCATAATAGCCAAATATGTTATTTACAGGCTGTATTGAATGATTTTTTTGATAATGACCAACGGCGCATAATTATTACAAACGCCATTTTGCGGGAGCCCGTTTGGTTTTATGAACCAGAGGAGGATAAACCGGTTAGGCATTATGAGGAGGCCGATAATAAACCGGTCTATTATCGAGAGGAAAACGAATTTGTTGGGGACGGTGCTGATTTTATCGTCGTGATTCCAATTGATTTAAAACCGAGTAACAATCTCGAAGAAACGGCCTTGCTAATCAAAATCAGGGCTCAAATTGATTATTACAAACTATACGTTAAAAACTATATAATTATATGGGATTAGGAAATAAACTAATTGTGACAGCTACCGGGTTCCCCGGCACAAATAGGACATGGCGATTCGTTCAAGACTCTTTTCGTGAGCCTCTCGGAGCTTTAGCAAAATTAGCCGGGGATAAAACAATTATTACAGGTGTAGATGTTGATGATACCGACCCAAATAACGTAACCGTATCAGACGGTTTTATAGTTTATAATGGAGAAATAATTCCTTTTGTGGGTGGTGCATTTGTGGGTACTGTGACTGTTATCGAAACTATCGAAAACGTGCTTTACAATACTGATGCAGACAATAATTTACAATTGGATAGCCTTCCGGCTTATCGTACAATTTTTGCAAAGTGTGGAACTGGAGGTATTGACATATTTAATTTTAATGATTTAAAAAGGCTAAAGACTATTGACGAACTTTCGCAATTTGCTTTACCTGCCGGGATTGTTATTGACCCGAATTATGTTCACACGGATGTTAATTTCACTTTAGTTCTATTGAATAAACTGAATTTCTTACAGCAACCTGATTGGTCTGTAGTGAATCCCTTGAGCGGCGCATTTATTAAAAATAAGCCTCCGGGTTTGTTGAACTATCTCTATAAAGGTGTAGCAATTTTAGGAGATTTTCCAAATGCCCAAACAGCGACTGTTTATATAAATTTTCCAGACGTAGGCACTAGCAACTATATGGTTTTAGGGACAATCCATTCATTTAGACCTATGGGTCAAGCTGCACAAGATTTAATTTGTTGGTTTACCGCCGGGCATGAACAAACTAGGTTTAGACTAGGGGGTTATGAGCCATTTGGTGGGTCGCAAAACATACGATTTGAATATTTAATTATACCATTATAGCCATGATATATTTTAAAGCTAAAGAACTAGAAGCAAAGCCATTTGTACAATGGGAAAGTGTCGCTTTAAGTTTAAAAGAATTACAAACATTAGGACTAGAGGGAGACCCTTTAATAATGAGTGAAGACAGTATCCCCGATTTTATGTTTGGCGTATGCCCTTTAAAAATAGTTGACGGGCAACTCGTTGAAAGAACTGATGTTGAAATGGATGTATTTGAAAAAGAATTTAATAGTCCTTCACTAGAATCTATACAAAAAGAAGCCTCTGAATTAGTGTTGAAAATTTCCACTTTTAAAAAGCTTGGGGAAAACTATTCACTTCTTGAAATAAAATTAAATGATTTGAGAATAAAGTATCAACTCGTAAAAAATAAAGAACAAGTATTACCACTAAATTTTTAAAAAATGGAAGAAATAGAAATCGAACAAATCGAAATCAAAGAGGACAGCGCGGCCAAAATAAATGCAGTTGCGGGATTACCTACAAAAAATGTATTGTTTGCTAATGAGTTTAACGCAGTTGTTAAGGCCATTAAGAATGCTAAAATTATCAAACCGGGCGAATTATCAATTTACAAAGTTTTACCTAATCAAGATAATACAACTTTAGAAGTTGGAGATTTTGTTCAGGGATTTGTTCAAGGACAATTTGTAAGCGCAAATTATTTAGGAGGAGATCCTCAATTATTAGAAAGCTACGGCATTGAAAATCCAATTGAACCAACACCACCAGGAGACGGTTGACATTTGCAAGTGGTAATGTTCCCGTCGTAAGTACAACGGCACCAGCTTCGGCTACATCAACTGGAGTAGTTGGAGAAATTAGAGTTACATCATCTTATTTATATGTGTGTACGGCTACAAATACTTGGGTTCGTAGTGCACTTGCAACTTGGTAAATTAGAATTATATGCTAAATTTTTTAACTCAGTTTTTACTTGATAACGTTAACTTTTTGCTTTTTGCAATTATAATCGTTGGCGGTTTTTTCACAACTAAAGTTTGGAAAACAAAAAGAGTATCGGCCACTTATAAAGTGTTGTTTGCCTCAATTGTCTTGTCAATTATTTTTTATATGATTGATGGCTGTGGTAAAGAGTGTTTGAAAACGTACTTGTTTACTTACCTTTTTTCAACTTCCTTTTATGATCTTGCAATAAAGTATTTCATAAAAAAAGCAAAGCAATTGGAATAAACATTCATTCTCCAGAGGGCGGGAATAAAAAAAAGTCCTCCAACAAATTAAAAACTTTCTCAGGGTAATTTAATTTATAGCAACAAAGCCACGCGTTGGAGGACAATATGTCTTCTTAATGCGTGGCTTTACTATTTTTAAATTAACCTGAGAGGTGCAAATATAATCATCAATTTTAATAAATCAATCATTAATCAAAAAACGAATGGCGAAATTTAATTATAAAGAACAACATGCCGTTATAGTGAAATGTAGTAGCGAAACGGAACAAAAGCAAGTATTTGAGAAACTTAAAGAAATGGGGTTTAAAGATTTAAAAGTTGTAAGTGTATGAAAATTGAAGTAAATCATAGCTCTAAAAACTTTAATAGTTTCAGAGCGCAAAAAGTAAAATCATTGTTTAACGCTGAAAATGGCCACGAATGGAAACATACGGCTGATTTACCTATCGAGGGCGACGATTGGCAAATTGGACTTATTGTAGGTGCATCCGGTTCCGGTAAAACTTCAATAGGTAGGCAGATTTGGCCAAATTTAGACATTCACAACCTTTATTCGGGTTGGGATAATAATTTACCTATCGTAGAGAATATCGCCCCGCAAAAGTCTTTAAATGACGTTACGGCGGCATTGTCTGCCGTTGGCCTTGGAGATGTACCGGCGTGGCTTAGACCTTTTGGGGCTTTATCTAACGGGGAGCAATACCGCGCCGGATTGGCTCGTTTAATTTGCGACGCACCGGATAAAGTAGTTATTGACGAGTTTACGAGCGTAGTTGATAGACAAATCGCCCAAATTGGCGCGGCCGCTTTCTCTAAATCATGGAGGCGTACGTCGGGCAAACAAATTGTTTTACTTTCTTGCCACTATGATGTTGTAGAATGGTTGCAACCGGATTGGGTTTATGATACTCGAACCGGTGAAGTAAAAAAAAAGTCCAAAAACGACCGGCTATTAAACTCGACATTTGGAAGACAAACGGAACTTACTGGAAATATTTTAAAGAGCATTATTATTTAGACTTACCACACCCGCCTGCCGCTGAGTATTTTGTGGCGACTGTTAACGGCGAACTAGTGGCGCATTTGGCCGTTTGTCCCTTATTCACGGCAAAAGCGTATAGAGCTACTCGTTTAGTAGTAATGCCCGAGTGGCAAGGCGCCGGTGTTGGAACTGCTTTTTTAAATGAGGTTATGCAATACCATTTAGAGGGCAACGGCCGTTGTGGCCATAAGTATCACACGTTTTTTCATACATCACACCCACAATTATGCGGTTACTTGCGCCACTCAAAACTTTGGAATCAAACGGCGGCGAAGCTGCACGGTGATAATAAATCGAGAAGCCACCAAAGTATATTAAAAACAGGGAAAAAAGGGGGCATAAGGGGCTGTGGATACGGCGGACATTTTAGGGCGGTTCAAGCATTCAAATATTTAGGAAAATGAAAAAATTAAGAGTATTTATATCGGGTCAAAAGTATTTTGGTGAGCAAGTTTTCGCGCTATGCAATAAACTTGATTTTGTCGAGGTTGTGGGAGTTTGCTCTCCAATAGGCGATAAATATGTTACTAAAATGGCTCATGTTTTTGGCGTGAAGCATATACCCGCTGGAACTTTAACGGCCGAAACTTTACCGGACAATGTAGATATAGGAATAACGGCGCACTCATTTGATTACATTGGTAAAAGAACCCGTTACAAGGCAAAAGTTGGATGGATTGGATATCATCCGAGTTTGTTACCACGGCACCGAGGCCGCTCATCAATTGAGTGGGCAATAAGAATGAGAGACGCTATTACAGGCGGAACCGTTTTTTGGTTAAACGACGGTATAGACCGCGGCGACGTGGCATATCAAGACTTTTGTTTTATTGACCCTAAAATGTACGCAATGGAGCCTGTAAAGGCCGCTAAATTGTTGTGGGAGCATGAACTTCAAGCGATGGGACTACAACTCATTGAGAAAGCTCTTGAGGATATTCATAACGGAATAATCATCAAACGACCACAGCGTAAAGAGTTTAGCACATTTGAGCCCAACACAGACATTAAAGACGTGTATAAGCCCGATTTACTTATGATTGAGCAAAACGGCTCCCCAAGCACATAA